ATTCGTGGGCCCGGATGCAGCGGTCATGAGATTCTGCAGCATGCTGACGGGGGACGAGCGAGCGCCCGACAAGGTCATTCGCAGCCGCAAGTTCCTGATGCTCACCAGGCGCGATGGCGTCTGGAAAGTCGGCTGGGGCCAGAACACGCGTCTCGCGGACACGGTCCCTGATTCCGATTGCTTTACCGAGCTTCGCAGGAAGACGAGCAATGCCCAGGCATCGCATTTTCGCGACGCCCTTCGCACGGGTTTATCCCCTGTACGTTCAAAAGGTGGAACGCATTCGCTATCTGGACAAGTTGATTGATGAGCTCGCAAAAGGGAAGACGATGGAGAAGATTCCGGAGATCAATAAGGGTCTCATGCAATCTTTTAAGTATGCCAGGTTTTGTTAAAACACCAAAAGATGAGGCTAGATGGGAAAGAGCTAAGGAAGCGGCTGGAAAGTCAACTTCTAAAGACTCTAAAAGCTACTGGAAGCTTTCAAACTACATCTACCACAAAATGGGCAAAACCGAAGAAGATTTGAAAGAAAGCGAAGCCCTTTATGCAGCAATGGATGACCTGGAAAAGGCAAGTGCTGGAAATTACAAGGATTTTGAAGCGGTACATAAGGCTGAGCAACAATCTATAAAGGGTAATGAGGTTACAAAAATGAGCGACGAAAAGAAATATAGCGCGCAAGAAGCAGCAGCGGCAGTTTTGAAAAAAGCTGAAGAAATGCTTAAATCCTCTAAGTTATTTAAGAAAGAGGATGACGCTACGGTTCAGAAGTCTGAAGAGATTCCGAAGACGGCAGCTGCAACTCCAGAAGTTGCTCCTCCTGACTCAGTGCAACATCAACCGGCTCCTGAAAACAATCCTGACGAAAAGAAAGAAGGGAACAATCCCGCATGGGGAACTGATCCTGGAATTAAAGGACACGTAAAACTCGCTAAGTTTTGTGGCCATATGGAAGCTAAACGCAAGAAACCTGCTGCCCCAGGAGCTGTGTAATGGCTGACGAAAAATTTGAAAAGAAAAAAAAAAAGAAGCAGGAGAAAAGATCTGAAATGACTCTCGAAGAAGCAAAAGCGTATAGAGCTTCGCTTCACAAAGAAAAAGCTAGACAGCTTAGTGATCATGAAAAAAGAGAACAATTCAGACTTTATTGGGCACAAAACAAACACAAGTATGGGAAAGCCAAAGATCTCGAAGACATCCTGTGGGTACATATCAAGGCTGCAAAGCTAGATAGCCCCGAACAATTCGAAAACGGTCTTGCTCATTTTGGACTTAAAAAGATTAGGTAATAGGAGATAAAACAATGGCTCAGAGAGTAGTTACAAGTTTTGTAAATACAAACATCCCTGGTGCGTATCCGAACGTTACGGTTAAATCGAATCCGGTTGGCCTCGGTGCATCCGGCAATATCGTTATCATCGGTGAAGCTGATGGCGGCGACAGCTATCAAAACGTTGTTCTTAAGAACAACTCGTTCACGCCTGATCAGCTAGATCGCGTGACTCAGCAATATATCAGCGGTCAAATCGTTGATGCATTCCGTGCATTGTCTGCTCCTTCTTCGGACGCCGACATTTCAGGTTCTGCTAACCGCATCTATATCGTGAAGACAAACTCTTCTTCTAAAGCTTCGGCTATCGTTGATACTGACTACGGTATCTTGAAAGACCAAAACTTTGGTAAAGACGGTAACAAGTATAAGTACCAGATCACTTCGACTGCAGCAGAAGCTGCTCCTGAAGTTTCTGGAGATACCATCGCAGCATTTGGTGCCGCTCTTGACGGAACGACTTTCCAAATTCGCCTGAACGGTGGAGCTTCTACAACTGTTACTCTAAGTAACGTTGCGGCAGACCACAACAACATTGCTAACCTGATCATCGAGCTTAACACGCTACTTCCTTCTGGAATCACTGCATCTGCAGGAACCGCAGCTAACTCGCTGAAGTTCACTATGGATGTTGACGCAGCAGCTTATCGCAAAGGCTGGGGAAAATCTTTCGAGCTTTTCGACAGCACTCCTGGCGATCTCGCAGCTCTTGGATTGGACGCAGGTCTTACTGTTTCCGCTCAAGAACCTTCTGTAGAAGTTGCAATCAGCCGTCCTGATATCGGTCTCTCTGAGACTCTTGATATCTCTGCTGATATCGCACTTTTTGTTGGATACCAAGGAACAACTGCGACTATGACTATCAACGCAGCGCGTACTCTTTTGACTACGACTGTGACTGGTGGATCTGGTGCTAACTTGTCCATCGACCTGACTCAGTATCGCACTGTAGCGGATCTTGCAACGTTTATCGCTGCCCAAACCGGATATTCTGCAGAAGCTTCTGCAGCAGCTCAGCAATTGCCTCCTTCGGCTCTTGACGCTGTATCTGCAATCGGTATCTGCGCAACCGCAGCATCGACTCGTCCTGGACGCGTAAAGCAAGCAAACTACAACTTCATGAAAGTTCTCGCAACTTCTCGTGCATTGAGCTTCACAACTACTGCTAACGCAGGTCTTCCTGCTCCTATGACTAACCCTGCATTTTTGTCAGGCGGTGCTCGTGGTGCAACTCTTGCAGCAGATATCGTTAACGCTTTGAACCAGCTCGCTGGTATTCAAGTTAACATCGTTGTTCCGCTCTTCTCGCGTGACGCCGCTGGCGACATCGCAGATGGTTTGACTGATTCTGGATCGACCTATACTATCGCAGCTGTAAACGCAGCGACTAAGTCTCATTGCATTCAGTACAGCACTCCGAAGCTTAAAAAGAACCGTATCGCAGTTCTTTCTTACTGGAATGATAGCTACACTGCAGCTAAACAGACCGCACAAGGTCTTGCTAGCTACCGCGTAAGCTTGGCAATCCAAAAAGTAAGCCAGGTTGATGCCGAAGGTAATATTCAAGAATTCTTGCCTTGGTACACAGCTTGTGTTGCTGCAGGTATGCAAGCAGGTGGATTCTATAAGTCCATCACTAACAAATTCGCAAACGTTATCAGCTTCGTAGATCCTTCTGGATTTGATGCTGGTTCGCCTGGCGATGTTGAAGATGCTCTTGATGCAGGACTTCTGTTCTTGACTCAAGACACTGCAGGAAACCGTTGGGTTTCTGACCAAACAACTTATGGCTTTGACACGAACTTCGTGTACAACAGCTTGCAGGCTACGTACTGCTCTGACATCTTGGCTCTTGACCTTGCAGATGCTTTCCAAAAAGCGTTTGTTGGTAAGTCCCTTGCAGATGTTGACGCAGCAACTGCAAAAGCTTTCTTGGCTCAGAAAATGGACGGGTATAAGAAAATTAAACTTATCGCTGCAAGCGATGACGCTCCTCTCGGATACAAAAACGACAAGATCAGTATCTCTGGTCCTGAAATGGATGTCTCTGTGGAGATCAAGCTCGCTACCGCGATTTACTTCATCCCGATCAGCTTGAACTTCTCGCAAGTTCAATCGGCAGCGTAATCTCTAATAGGTAGGAGTATAAGATATGAGTAAAGTTGTAACAGGTGCCAGAGCAAAAGTTTATATCGACAACGTTCTTGTCGGTATCTTTGATAGCTGCACCGTAGCAAATAGCACTGGAACTGAAGCTATCCACCTTCTTGGTCGTTATAGCCCTGACGAAATCGCGATCACTTCGAAAGAAGCTGTTCAGGTTTCTTGCAGCGCCTTCCGCGCTGTTGGTCAAGGTAAACACGTTCTTCCGAAAGTCCCGAAGATTCAAGACCTTCTTGGTTTTGAGCCTTTCACGATGACTGTCGTGGATCGTCAAACTGGTGAAGTTATGGAAACCATCCTCGGATGCGTGCCCACTACTGATAACACCAATTATAATGCCAAGGCCACGTCGCGTATCCAAATCAACTACATGGGAATCCGTGCAAGTGATGAATCTGGAGCACAAGACGAAGGTACTGGAGCAGTAAGCTTGCCCTAATTGACGCTTTAAGTCAAAAGATTTTAAAGGCCGCAAGCAAAAACTTGTGGCCTTTTTTATTTGTTGTGATATATTTGTTTGAGAACTAACCTTATAGGTATGAAAATGAATTCGCTATTACATCCAAATTATAACCCCGGTAATGACGGAGATCTCGGAGAGGTGTCTTAGCGCTATTTATTTGTCTAAATTGTTACACGCTAAGACACCCACTTTGTTCGCTCAAAGTGGGTTTTTTATTTTTAGCGTATGGAGCAGCTGTGATGTTCAACGGCTAGCATGCCTGCCTTCCAAGCAGGACGTATCGGTTCGAATCCGATTAGCTGCTCCAAGTGCCCGATTGGCGGAATGGCAGACGCGCTGGTCTTAGAAACCAGTGTCGAAAGGCGTGGGAGTTCAAGTCTCTCATCGGGTACCAAGGAGCGGACGTAGCTTAACGGTTAAAGCGCCAGACTGTGACTCTGGTTTATGTGGGTTCGAATCCCATCGTTCGCCCCAGGCTGGGATGTAGCCAAGTTGGTAAGGCAGCACACTGTTAATGTGCCTATCGGAGGTTCGAGTCCT